AAATCTGCACGAGATTTTTTGCATTGTGAAAAGATTACTCCTTCTCTATGATGGATATATTTTGTGTTCTCTCTAACGGCCATTACTTTCTTTGTTGCTTTCTCTCTGTAGTTCTCGTCGTTGCTGCAATCGTTGTTGAAGTTTTGGATGATGAAATTAAGAATGTTGTTCATGATAGCTCCTTGGTTATATATATCATTGTATCATATATACTACAGTTTGCAATGATTATTTTGAAAATAGTTGAAAAAAAAACAACAATAGTTTATATTGAATCAAGGAGGGAAATATGCACTACATGAAAACTCAACTGCTCAACAACTTTTGCAGCATAGGCCAATTTGCAAAGATGCTTGGAATCGACAGGAGCTATCTATATAAACTGATGAAAGGCCAGCATAGGCCAACTTGCAGAACAATCAAACTCATTGCTCAAGGCCTTCAACGTCTTGATTCAAAAGATTGGAGAGAACATGCTGCAATGATTAAAGGAGGCCAGAATGAAAACTTATAATTGCTGGTTACGATTGAATAAGAAAGAACTCAATCTTGTTGTTGGAAAGATAAACAGAAGCTTCTCTTCTGATTCAGAGGCCATTGCATATTTCAAAACTTACATGGGCGATACTGCTGCTTTTGAAGTATTCAGAACTGAAGGAAAAGGAGAGAAGGCCAAAGAACATTTGATTCATCGTTCAAAGGCGGCCAGAATGATGTTTTCACAACAACTAACTTTATTTGGAGGAGAAGAGAATGAGTAAAAGCGTTGAATGGATTTTTGAGGAGTTGAACAATCTTGATAGAACTGCAACTTGGCTTGCTGATAAAATCAATATATCTCCAGCAGCAATATCAAAATGGAAGAATGGAACAGCTCCTTCTTCAGCAATCATCATTGATATCATTATTGTATTTGCAAGAGAAGAAAAGATTGATTCTGCTGCAATGGCAAAAAAGTATATTGATTTTGTTTTCTAATCAGATATACTCAATTGTCTGCTCTGATAGTCTTTAACTTTGAGGCTTGAAGGGGATGTTGGGAATCGAGGAGTAATCAGAAATGATTGCTCCTTTTTCTGTTTCTGTGTTACACTATGTAACAACAGGAGGGAAAAGATGCAGGCCAACTTATCAGAGGAGCAAATAACTGTTATCAATCTATTGAAGCAAGGCGCGAGTATATCGGAAGCAGCAAGGAAATCAGGCTGCACAAGAATGAGTATTTATCGCTGGAAGAAGCAAGCAGCATTCAAGGCCGCTTTGGAGGCCAAAGGAGAACTCGTTGCTGAGAAAGTTACAATTGGAAATAAAGAAATTACAACTGCAACAACAACAGCAACAGTAGATTCCAACAGTACAAAATCTTTAGTTGATGCAGCAATGCAGGCTCTTCAGAATGTTCTCCTCTTTGGAGATTCTGATACAGCAAAAGTATCAGCAGCAAAGTATATACTTGATAGATGGGCTAAGGAAGAAGAAGAAACTGCTCAATCTAACGTTATTGATCTCAAATCTTGGTTGAGCAAGTAATGCCAAAAGAAGCAAACTTTGAAGCTCTTGAACTGCTGAGAGAGTACAAATCTGATTTCATCGAGAAGCTAACTATCATTGATAAGGATGGAAAGAGAGTGTTCTTGACTCTCAACGAGGAGCAAACTCTGATATGGCAAGAGTTCTCCTTGAATAAGAGTTTGATTCTGCTCAAGCCTAGACAAATCGGAGCATCAACAGGAATCTCTGCTGCTCTCTTTGTTGAGGCCTTCACTTCTTCCGATCCAATCACTATTGTTGTTTTGACTCACAAGAAGGATGCAACAGAGCAGATAATGAGAATGCATCATACTTACTACGATCAACTACCAGAGCAAATCAAGGCCATCAATCCAACAGTAAAGAGCAATTCAATGCAGCTGCAATTTGCTTCAGGCTCAAGAGTTCTTGGCATGTCTGCTCGTTCTGATGGTACAACTCGTTCTTTTACAGCCAACATTGTACACATATCAGAGTTTGCTTTTGCAAAAGACCCTGAAGAACTCCTCTCTGCTGCAACTGCTGCTGTGAATGATGGCCTTCTCATCTATGAATCAACTGCAAATTATCCTGGAGATGCTTTGCAGAATGAAATCAACAAATGGCAAAACAGAGAGCATTCTCATGAAGATTGGAGTTTTCTCTTCTTCAAGTGGAGTATGCAGCAATCTTATCGGAAGGAGATTACAACAGAGTTTCTTCCAAGTGATGAAGAACGACAACTCAAACTGCTGCATAATCTTGACAATGAGCAACTTGCATGGAGAAGAGCACAGATTGCAAAAACTTCTCCAGATAGATTCAAACGTGAATACCCGCTCACCATTGAGGAGGCCTATCAAACAAGTGGAAGCACTTTATTGAAGCATACTGATTTTGATGGCCTGAATATAATCAGAACAGACAAAGAACAAGAATGGGTAATTATAGAGCAGCCAAAGAAAGGAGAGAGCTATGCAATAGGAGCTGATGCTGCTGCTGGAGTTGGAAGAGATAAATCTGCTTTTGTTGTTTTGAACAAGAGAACGAATCAACCTGTTTTATTTTTTCGCTCCAATCAAATCAAGCCTGAATCCTTTGCAACTTATATTGCTGATGCTTCTGCAAGATACAACAATGCTCTTGTACTCGTTGAAGCTATGACTCAAGGCCTAGTTGTTCTCAATGAGTTGAACAATGCAGGATTTTCAAGATTCTGGAAAGACCAGCAAGGAAAAGATTTTGTAACAAATCGAGTGAATAAAGTTATGATTTTCGAGGATCTTGCAAAGGATATCCGTTCAAAGAAGATACGTATTTTGGAAACAGAAGTTGTTGATGATTTACGCTGCATTATCGTTGATGAGAATGGCCTTATCAAATTCGGCCATAATGGAAAATCTCATTGCGATAATGCCATGGCTCTTGCTCTTGCAAATCATTGCTTGAAAAATGTTACAATCAAAGTTGAATCTTTCATTCCTGACTGGATAAGGAAGAAACGAGCCGATAATATAAAACAAAATTCAGGAGCATCAATTGCTGCTCACAGGAGATACTAATGGCTAGAACAACAACAACAGAAATAGTAAATTTGATACAAACTGTATTGACAGAACATGATACTTACTGGAACGACAAGAAAACAGAACTCAAAAAGTATCGTGATGTATATGAAAACAAGTTTTGGAATCAGAAGAAGATTGATGATAATATGATTCGAGTTGAAACAGCTGATTGCTTCTCCTACGTTGAAGGATTCATTGCCTCTTTGTTTTCACGTAATCCTGCTGTAGTGTTCTCCAAAGATCCAGCAATGACAGAAGGGAATCCTGAGATGGCTCAAATAATTACAAATCGCTTCTTGTTTGATAGGAGAGAGCAACTTGAAGTTGGCTCAAGATTATCTCTGATTTACTTCAACAGCTTCTTCAAGGGTGCTCATCGTGACTCTGAAGATTTACTTGAGAGAGCAGATATACGAGCTATTCCTTGTTGGGAAGTTATTGTTGACAGAGATGCTTACTCTTGGGATACTCAACGCTTTGTTGGCCATGTATATTTCCTCAGCATTCCAGAAGCAAAGGCCAAGTTCGGAGCAAAGAAGTTTCAGGCCATACCAAAAGAAGATTACTTTGCAGCAGAAGGAGAGAAGTATCGAGGAAAACTATCAGATTTGCCTGAAGATTATCTCTATATCAAAGTTGTTGAGTTTTATGATTTGGCCTATGATATGCTTTATTTTTGGACTCCAAACTGGAAGAATGGAGAAGAGCTACTTGAGAAAGGCCAGATTCCTTTAAGAACGTATGATGATAATCCTCTTTGCCCAATTGCTCCTCTTTACTACTCCAGAAAGCCAGAACAGCCAATGATAGGCATCTCAGCAGTTGGCCGAGTATATGACCAGTTCAACGAGAAGAATATACTCAGAACTTATTGGGCTAATGCTGTAAGACGAGATTCAAGGCAATTCTTGTACAAAGAAGGAGCTTTTGATGATGAGCAGATTGCAAAGATAACAGCAGGGATTGATGGAGCAGGAATTGCTGTAGATGAGCAATCTCTTGATGGCCTTATTCGTTTTGTTGATGT